TCAACACGTAAACAAACCATAAATTTTTTCATTTTTTATACTTTGTTGACGATTTAGAACTTTGTCGACACCCTTTTCACCGCTTTGTTGACACCCTTTCGAATCCTCTCTGCGTACCATAAAACCCGTACCTCAAAGACGATTTATTTCTTTTCCAACCGCTTATACAAGATAGGATGTTGTTGATTTCCATGCTGTCCCTCTTTCCCATGTACTTGATATCGGAACCAAAGCACTCCTGCCATATCTCTGCGGCACACACTTTTTCTCTGTCCATCAAATCAACGTTCGCTGTTAAATGCGTACCCCCTTGCAGGAACTGCCGCCTTTGCATTAGATTCATACCATCCCAGCCCACGGGGATTTTCCGTTCTAAAAATTCCCGGATCACTCCTTCCTTTGCAAAAGATTCCCTATGTTTTTCCTGCTGTTCTTCTGCCAGTTTTTCAATTTCTTTCGACAGAAATAAGGACTCTCCCAGTACCCAATACATGTACGTTTCCGCCCAGATCTGATCCACTTCTTCCGGAAGATCCACCCATACAGATTTCTTTGCCTTATACTCTCCCACATCCACCGGCCAGAATCTTCTGTTGCCTGTGGCATCTTTTAGGAATTCGCTGTCATTTGAGGTACCAAAAAATACGCATCTCCTGGGATACTTATCTGTTGTACGCCCATACGCTGCCCTGTAGATATCGTGTGTCTTGCTTAAAAACTGTTTGACCGCACTGGTTTCCTGCTTGGTCATTGCTGTCAGTTCTCCCACTTCATTGATCCAGGTACCCTGTATCAGTTCCGCTGCTTCTTTTCCTTCAAAGCTTGTCAAAGAATCCGAAAACCACTGTTTTCCTAAAATTGCAAGGAATGTACTTTTCCCGATTCCCTGCGGTCCGGTAAAGATCGGCATATAATCATATTTCACTCCTCCGGTTACAGCTCTTGCTACTGCAGCACATAAAGACTTCCTGATCACCGCCCTTGTATAGGTATTGTCCTCTGCACCCAGATAATCCGACAGCAGCGTATCCACACGCTTTTTACCATCCCATTTCAAGCTCTCCAGATAGTCCTCCACCTCGTTAATCTGATTCTGGCTGCTCACGATCAGCAGACCGTTATCCAGCTTTTCTTTTCCCGTAAGTCCGTAAAATGTCTCCATATATCGGTAATACCCTGCGTAGTCAACATCTTTCCAACGGCGTTTTTCCTCTCTCTGATCCCACGGCAATGCGCCCAGCACCATTCCACAGCTTGCAAATTGGTCGATAACGATCTTCCCCTTTAAGAGCGGATCATTTTCCAGTACCAGTGTTACATTTGCGATTGTTTTTTCGATTTTCCCATTTCCATCTTTTGTAAGATTCAGTACCCAGTCTACATTCCCGTCCTCTTCCCGTGCCGGGCTTTCCAGACCAGATACTTTTTTTGCCTGTTCAAACTTCTCTTTAATAAGAAGAGTAGACACCTCTTTGTCCGCTCGTGCCATTTTTGCCATTGCTTGAAAAGACGGAAGCTTTACGGATGGAGTGCCCTCTTTTGCTTCTTTATCCAGGTCGCCATACATATGCAGACGGATCAGGTCAAACGCATTCACCAATTGCCCGGAACACGGATCCGTAGCATGGTGGGAATAGAGGAACAGATCACCGTCATATAGAATCGCACCTCCCGTTGTAGTTCCTCCCGTATAAGTGTATCTGTTTGGAATATCCGTCTGTTCGTACATTCCCGGGATAAACTGTTCCATTGCCTGCGTAATGGAATACGTGCGGCAGAATGCTCCTATGATTCCTTTTTTCTCTGTCGGATTTTCCTGTTTTGCCAGACGCCTTTTTTCGATGGTTTCACTTCCGGGTACTTGCGGCCATTCGGCTACATTCTTCCAGTTCTTATACATTCCTAGCAGCCCGTCCAGACTGCAGAACGGATGATCATATACCTGATAAACATACTCCCCGTCCTTACAACAGCTTGGCCAGTACATCAGCCGGCTTGCGTCAAATGTAGTCGGGTCACAGAACTCGATCCCAATCAATGCAGCCGCCTTTCTTGCTGCGGGTTCATATTCGTCCGGAGTAGCCGTTCTATCCACAGGAATAATGACCCGGAGTCTCGGGGCGTATCCGGAATGTTTCCGTGTACTATAAACAACTGCTGCGCATCCCAGTCCAGATACTCTCTTCAATATTTCTTCTGTCTGCCCTGCCGGTATATTGTCCATATCCAATGTCAGCAGATCTCTCCCCTGCACGTAAGCTCCTTTTCTTCTATCATTGAAAAGGGTACCGCCGACAAACCCTCCAACATCTTTCAATTCAGCCTGTTGGCTCTTTGACAATGCCAAATAATTTTCTAAGGTTTCCAGACTTCTGGCCGGAGTTTTCAACCGGTCAACAAATTCCGACCACATGATCTCACTTTTCGGCCAGTATGTAGCCTTTCTTGATCCGGCCATGCTGACCAAAAGTTTTCTGTTATATTCCACTTCAACTCCTCCTAGTCTTTCATGTAATAGTCACTCTCAAATCCAGCACCTTTTAAGATCAGTCCCGGTGCCCAAGGTATCGGCTCTGCCATCAGATCACAGATTTCATCCACCGTAATTGATACAGGGGCATCGATGATCACCTCATCATGTACATGAAACACGACCTGCAGCCCCATCCTGTCAATTCTTTTTAGAGTCTCTGCAAGACAGTCACGTGCGATTGCCTGTACGATATTCTCTGTCATCTTTCCCCCATAAGTGGATGCCACTTCCCATTTTCTTGTCTGTTGCCCGACCGTGTAATAGTGGATTGCCATCTTCCCAAACTGATTCTCCTGCAGAAATGGTTTCGGGTAGAACAGCTTTCTCCCGCTTGGAAGCTGCACTGTCAAAAATGACTGTCCGTATACCAGGTCCCCCTCGTACCGGAAAATCAAACCGTAGATACCCTGTGGCTGTGCCGTCTGCATCGTAGTAAGGGCCGCCTGCTCCACTGCATACCACAAGTCTCTGATCCGCGGATTTGCGCTCCGCCATCTCTGTACAATATCGGGAAGTTCCTCTTCCGCCAGTCCCATATTCAATGCTCCCATGGCAATTAAGGCTGCTGTTCCACCCTGATACCCTAACGCAAGCGTGGCAACTTTTCCTTTCTGCCGCAGGCTGTATTCCGGATTTCCTTTTGCAATCTTTTCAATCGGAACATGGAACATCTGAGATGCTGTTGCTTCATAGATCTTTCCATGTGTAGCAAATACTTCATTTACCCACTGTTCTCCCGCCAGCCACGCAATCACACGAGCTTCAATGGCAGAAAAGTCAGCCACAACGAATTTATTCCCATCTGAGGGGATGAATGCTGTTCTGATCAGCTGCGACAGAGTATCCGGAACATTCCCGTATAGCAGCTTAATCCCGTCATAGTTTTTATCTTTTACAAGGTTTCTGGCATAATCCAGGGTCTTTAAATAATTCCTCGGAAGATTCTGCAACTGTACAAGCCTTCCTGCCCAACGCCCGGTCCGATTCGCACCATAAAACTGTGTCAGTCCGCGTACACGATCATCCGCTCCCTTTGCGGTATCCATTGCAACATATTTCTTAATAGATGTTTTCCCTAACTGCTGACGAATTTCCAAAATCTTTCTCGCATCATCCGGAAGATTCTCCCGCTGTAAGTATTCTTCTACTGTTGCTTTTTGCAGGTTTGGAATATCCACATCTTTTCCGGACAACCACTGTTGCAACTGTGTTGCGCTATTCGGGTTTGCAAGACCGGTAATCCTGAATGCTTCTGCTGTCAAACACTCCGTGCTGTGAGAATCAATTGCCAAAGCTCCTGCGATCAGATTTGTATCTACCCGAACTCCATACGCATTCATCAAGATATCCATCCTCCACAATCTCTGTTCTTCTTTCGGAACTGGAAACGCCTGCAACCTTTTTAGGATTTCATTCTCAGTGACAACGTCTTGTTTACAATATTCCCTGAACAGCTCCCACTTTTCCGGAGCGTGCTTCGGAAGATTCCAGCTCCTGCCACCGTTACTTTTTGTCGGTTTACAAGGAGTACAAAAATATCGGATCAAAGCCTTTCCTGTGGAAAGCTTCTGCTTATCCTGCGGAAGGCCTATTGCCTTCCCTGTTGCATCCAACCCTGCAGTGTACCCGCAATACAGTCCATGGATCATCGTACAGTTCCACTGTTCCAAAGGAGTACGATACCCTGCAGTATTCAAACAGTACCACTCAAATGCCGCATTATATGCGTGCTTGACCACATTAGGATTCATAAGAGCGGTCAAAATCCGTTCTGGAATACGTTCTTCTACGGTAAGATCTACAAGCTGTACATCCTCTTCATCATATTTATAGGCAAACAAAAGAATTTCAAAATCTTCGGACTGTGCATATCTGTAAGCTCCCGCTTTTGTGATGTCCACACTGCTTTTTGTCTCAATATCTATAGATAAATGGTGTTGCATAATTACGTCTCCTGTTAAAAGGAGGGGCTAAAGCCCCTCTTGATTACATCGGCATCCCTGTGATCGGATTGATTGCCTGTACATTCTGCGGTGCGTTCCTGTACTGTGGTGTTGGATTGACTGGCTGGGGCATTGCACCAAACGCCTGTGCCGCTGTCGGCGCACTTCCTCCCAGGGATTCTCCGTCTTCCAATTTCATGACCGGACCCAGGCCACATCCAATTCCTTTCTTTCCCCCGAAAGAATATGGAAAGAAGTTCACATTTACTCTCGCATAAATCCCACTGTAAATCTCAGACTGGTTAATAATCGGATTCATGTTTACGTCTACCACCTCCGGTGGATAATCTGCTTTTGCACTTGCCGTGAACACCCAGTGTCCTTTACATTCTGCCCCAAATGGCATCCCATCTGACGGACGCACACCATCCCCGTCATGAACTGGTGTTGACACCACAGGTGGGCATACACCGTTCCATTTTTCCGCTGTTCCCCTCTGCTTCGCGGCTTCAATAGCTGCATTGATCCGGTTCATAGTATCCACATCGGATTTCGGCACTAACACGGTAACACTGAATTTTTCTTCCTGTCCCGGTGTAGCCGCATAAGGTTTAAATAAGTGTACATAAGATAATCTTGCTTTTCCTGTTGTTACGTTTGTTAATTCGTTCATATTAGTTTTCCTCCTTGAATGCCTCTTCGGCTGTCACTTTGTTTGTAATTGTTTCTCTTTTATCTGACTCTTTTGCAAGTGTCGGTTTCCCTGGCTTCTTCACCACAAACTCTCCGACTGCGTCCTGAAAATCTTTCTTCCCTATCAGCTTTTCTACCTGCGCCAAAGTCAGTGGTTTCTTTTCCCACAGCATCGGCTCTTCTGTAATCCCACTCTTTAAAAGTTTTTCAAATGCTGTATCCATATCTGTCCAGTCTCTGGATCCTCGGCCCTCTACCGCTTTCCATCCAGGAATCTTCTTTCCGGCAAGGCATTCTGACAATGCAAACTCCTGCAGATCTTTGAGCCATCTTGCAACATCTTCTCCCTGTTCCAGGTATCTTCCAACTTCCTCATTTGTAATCAATGGCGGTTTCTTGTCTGTTGCAAAAGCCAGCTTCACATTTTCTTCTGCCCTTGCCCTGCACTGGGATTTCGCACGGCAGAACCTGCACTGTTTTTCCCCGGGAACAAACTCTCCGTCTCCTTTAAATGCAACCGCAGCCTTTTCCTTCACATAATCTCCAAATTCCAAAAGCTGTTCCAGACTACATCCCCATTCAGAGATTCCGTCTGGCAGCCTCGGCTGCACGATAGCAAGCCGGATCTGTTTAATCGGATAAAATAACTTACATGCGTCATATGCACCGAGTGCATACAGCATCATCTGTGGATTTTCCTCTGCGGAAACAAGAACACCCTTGCCGTATTTAAAGTCGATCACAAACAGGGTTTCTCCCTGGATCATGATGCAGTCTGCAGTACCGAACCCCTCTGGTACATAGGAGTCGAACCGGACTTGTTTTTCTACTTCCACATACGGATCTGTTGGGAGCTTAATGGACACATCCCGAATATAGTCAATGTATGTGTCCGTATGCTCCAACATTTCGTCATCCCACAACGGGTTCTCTTTCATTTTTTTGATTGCAAAAGTCAGCTTTCTTTTAGACACATCATGTGGCTTAAAATAGTTCCTTACCTTCAGCTCTGCAAGTTCATGCGCCAGTGTCCCCTCTTTTGCAGCCTCAGAAGTAGTATCCGGAAATTGTTCCTCCAACCGTGCACTTGGGGTACACGCCAGCCATCTGTGAGCCGAAGATGCACTTAACAGAGCATGGTTTCTCTCTTCATGTGCCATATTAGATCTGAGCCCCCATTTCCCGAATCGCCGTTGCAAAGCTTCCGTACTGTTCTGCTGGTAGTTCCACAAGAGAGGATACCCCGAAACTCTGGATCAGCTGCTGCAGCTGTGCCTGCATCCCTTTGTCCATTAAAGACATGGCAGCTTTTGACAGATCTTCCCTTGTATACGTCGGCGTAGCTATAGGAATCGACGGGACCGGCGCGGTATTCTGAATTACTTGATTCTGCTCTGGCTGTTTTGGCTGTACCGATGTGTTCGCCTCTGGAAAATGCGGTGCAATCTGCTGTCCATAGGAAACTGCTTGTTGAGGCTCAACGTCCGGAACGGTTTTGCTGACTCCATGGGTTTCCATACCGCCCTCTCTGGATAACAGTTTCTCTGAAAAAGAAACCAGTTCCTCATAACTATCAAATGTAAGTGTAATCTGTGCCATTTTAAATACCTCCTGTTTTTTCTAAGCCTGCACGGGCTATCTTTATGAATTCATCCTCTGTGAGGCTGATTCCTTTTGTCATTTTTGAATGGTCTTCTGACCATCCGCGGATATCCAACTTGTCCTCTTTCCCAAACCAGCTGATGCGGTTTAGCTCTATGTGGTAAATATCCGTTTCGCTCTTTTGGGGAAGAGCAAGCATCGTTTCTTTTATCTCAAAATTTCTCGCTGTCATTTATCTGTTCCTCCAACAATCTCCGTTACACCAAAGATAGTCATCTGTGGGTAAATACTCTTCCAATACCAATACTCCTGGTTTTTCTTCGCATATGTGGTCTCCCTCTCCTATCGGACAGAGATTTGCACAATTATCACAAGATTTTTCCATTTGCACCTCCTCATAAAATCTGTTAATATAAAGTTATAGTTGCATGAGCACCTGAAGAGAACCAATCCCCCGGTCCCTCTCCGGGTGTTCTTTTTTAATACCCAAACACCAGCCACCAGCCGATCGCCACCAGCCCGCCCCCAATCACAGATGCTGCAATCTTATGCCAGTAAGGCTTGTCCTGCTCCGGTAACTCAACAGATACGGAGCGGATATCCCAACTGTTTAATGTGTTGGGCTGCTGAGTAGTCTGGCAATGGTAAGTTCCTTTAACTTTCATAGCTTGTCCTCCCATCTACCGCCTAGGCGGTTTTTCTTCTTTCGAATCCTATATTTTTCATTGTTTCATCTAATTTTTTCTCCAAAATCTCGGAAAATTCTTCCTTGCTTAAGTCTTCTTGCTTCATCCACAATCCATTGATTTTGATCATGCTTACTACTTCGATTCCTTTCATTTCACCACCTCTCTACTATGTATGAATTATTGGTTGTCTGTGTTACAATCCATATGTGCTGCCATCGCAACCTCCATGGCGGGATTGCTTTCTTTTGGTTTATCTCCTATACTGTAATTACCGAGTGCCAGTCGGAATATTACGAAAGGAGAACAACAAAATGGGAATATATAAAACTGCTCAAATATGCTTAAACGGTCATGTGATTACAACAAATATAGAAAACCATAAACAACCTTACTGCTCAAAATGCGGAGCTGAGACAATAACCCATTGTCAAAATTGCGGAGAGCATATTCAAGGCAGATATTTGATCGACGGCGTTCTATCTCTTAATAAGTCGCAATACATTACACCTTCATACTGTCACTCATGCGGTAATCCGTATCCGTGGACTGAAAAGATCTTGAACAACGCTACCGAACTTCTATCTCTTGACGAAGAACTTGACTCTAGTACAAAAGAATTGATTAAAAATGCAATTCCGAATCTATTAGTTGATACGCCAGAAACTCCTATATCCGTTGCGAATTACCGTAATGGAATGAGCAAGGCTGGTCAAATTGTTAAGGATTCTATGTTTCAGTTACTTTCAAATGTTTTGAGCGAAACTATCAAAAACGTTCTTTTTCATTAGGACACCCACAATATTGACAATATTTGTTTGAACTGTGTATTAAATTTTTGCACCGAGCGCAATGAATGAAGTTTTCGTATTTTAATAAGTATTCGTTGCGCTCTTCTTGCGTCATTGTTGTGCCATCATTCCCTTCATGGCCAATGTTACTCATCCTCTTTACCTCCTCCTACTCCAAAAAATACTCAACTGATACACCGAAGTAATCGGCTACGCAACAGATTCTAGGTAAGCCAGATCCTTCACGGTTTCCAGTCTCTTCTTACAATCCTGATAAATCTCCTTGTAATGCTTTCCAGTCAGTATTCCAGTGTCGATCACATGGAGAATGATGTTTTCCATCAACGAAAGATTGTTCAGCTGCATAACTGTTGCTTCATCACGTTTTCCAATTCCAGCCATCTTATTTGCAAGTTTTGAATAGGTCATGTAAAGCATCTCTGCGTGTGTACTCCCCTGGCCCTTTGCATATCCCACTAACTTCTGAATGGTGTCTGTCTCTGCTCTTCTGGTCAGTTTTCCGGCTTTTCTTGTTTCTACCCATGTCTGAGTTGTCTTTTCTTTGATGAACGCTTCCATCTGATTAAATGCTTTGATGTAAGCCCATTTCCATTCCATTGCTTTCTTACCGGTAAATCCCATTGCTAAGATAGAAAAGCCATCTCTATTCATTCGGTACATCTTATTTGATTTTCCAGTACCATCCTTATAAGATGTTTTGCTGAAACACTGAACGCAATTTTGCGTTGAGTCATTTTCTATCAAATTTTCAATAGCTCTGATTACATCCGAATGTCTCTTTCCAAACTTCTCAGCCACTTGCAAGCTGTCACACACTGCTTCGTCATTTTTTAAATATACGAGTTCTGTCATTCGACCATCCTTTCAAAGTTCAATATTTTGAACTTTTTCTTTAAAAAAATATTTAGGTATGTCTTCCTGTGCCAAATCTAGAAGTTCTACTGCTTTACAGATATCTGTCTGCTTCCACGGTCTCTCACTACTTAATTTCAAGCAAAGCGTTCTTTCTGACCATTCCATAGCTTCTGCAAATCTGTACTGAGTTCCGAACTTCTCAATTATTCGACCTTTTAATTTGTCATAATTGAATGCCATTTTATCCTCCTTTCTTGTTCAAATATTTGAACTATTTGTATATTAGCACCCTTTTCAACCATTGTCAATACAAAAGTTAATTTTTTTGAACTTTATTGTTTTTCATATTGAACTTTTGTTTAGTGTATGGTATATTTATAATCAGAAAGGCGGTACATTTATATGAAGAAAGAAAGCACTTCTACTAGGCTAAAAAAGATTATGGAGACAAAGGGTCTTAGACAAGTAGACGTTCTGAAATTAACTGCACCATACTGTGAACAATATGGGATAAAAATGAACAAATCAGATATAAGTCAATACTGTTCTGGAAAAAATGAACCTAATCAAGAAAAACTGTTCGTTTTAGGAAAAGCATTAAACGTAAGCGAGTCATGGTTGATGGGATTTGACGTACCGATGGGACGTAACGACTACGAATTTAAAGATGCGATTGGCCCTGATAACCTTTCGTTTAATAATGTTGAGGAATTCAAGAAAGCTTACGATCAAAGTATGTTCAGGAAAAACAGATTAGAATATAAGCTTTTAGAGAACATGAGAAAGCTAAATAATAATGGAAAGAAAAGTCTTTTGAATTATTCTGAAATATTACTTGGAAATCCGAATTTTATAGAATCCAACAATCATTTAGAAGTATTAGCAGCTCATGAACGAACTGACATTAAAGTAACAGATGAAATGAGAAAACACGATAAAGACATCATGATGGATGACTCTGAATGGGAGTGATACAATGACGATTTATGAAGAACTTTTGGAAGAGGCGAATAATAGCGGACTGATTGTCCGCGAAAAGACTCTTTCCGGCAGTGATGGTTTAATATACAGAAATAGAATTGCGATATCCAACAGGCTGAAAACATCCGCAGAAAAGGCTTGCGTCTTAGCTGAAGAAATCGGACATCATCATACTGCTGTTGGCGATATATTTGATCTGCAAGATATTGAAAATATGAAGCAAGAACAAAAAGGAAGATTGCACGGGTATAACCGGATGATCGGATTGCGAGGCATCATATCAGCTTTTAATGCTGGATGCCAGAATAGATATGAAGTTGCAGAACATCTGCATGTCACAGAAGAATATCTGCAAGAAGCTATTGACTGCTACAAAGGAAAATATGGCGAGTATATCACTGTAGATAATTATGTTATCTATTTTATTCCTAATTTAGCGGTCATGGAAATGATATAACCGCTTCGGCGTTTATATAGAGTAAAGTGGTGTTAAGGTACAGGAGAAAAGAGGAAAAACATGAAAAAGAAAATTGTAGCTATGTTATTAACTGGAGCTATGGTTCTATCCATTACAGCGTGTGGCGGAGATAAAGAGCCAGAAAAAGAGAATACTGCGAAAACAGAAGCTACGGAAAAAGAACCGGAAGTCGAAGTGACGTATCAAAGCATTCTCGATGATTATACGAAGAAGATCGCTGATGCGACTCCGGGACTTGTGGAAGAATATAATAATGAATCCGCAGATATCGCAGGCGATTTGAACACGCTTGCTGAATTATCAAATAGCAAAGTAGAGAAATTAGCCGAAATTTCCAACCAGGGAGTTTCCGAAATGGCTACACTGATGCAGAAAAATGGAGACGAATATAGTGTTTACGAGGAATGGTCATTAAAGTTAACTGATGTGTATACACAGTACGCCGCACAAATCACTGATGCATATACCGCTTCTGCTGCCGGAATGAGCACAGAAGACATAATGAATTCATTAAATTCTTTAGGAGAATAAAATAAAAAACCGCCCCGGTGCTACCAACACTGAGACGGTCAACATATCCGAAGATATGCTATTGAAATCCAAGAATATTGTATCATCTTCGGTAGCAGCTTGCAATCCAGAACATTCGTTCATGTGCTGGCTGTTATTTTTGTACCAATTTTTGCATAAAACTAAACAAGGAGATGATCTAAAATGAGCGCAAGATATGCCTATGGTTACGTCCGTGTATCCACTGATAAGCAAGAAGAACTTTCTCCGGATTCGCAAGAGAAACTATTACGGGAATATGCTGCCAAAAACAATATTATCATTTTGAAGGTTTTCTTTGAGATCGGAATATCCGGTAGAAAAGCCGATAAACGGCCAGAGTTTCAAAAAATGATTGGACTTGCAAAATCTACCGATCATCCAGTCGACGTGATCCTGGTTTGGAAATTCAGCAGATTCGCAAGAAATCAAGAAGAATCTATCGTATACAAATCCCTGCTGCGGAAGCAAAGCAACGTTGATGTTGTGAGTGTGTCAGAACCTTTGATAGATGGTCCATTCGGCTCTTTAATCGAGAGAATCATTGAATGGATGGATGAATACTACTCTATCCGGCTTTCTGGCGAAGTTCTAAGAGGGATGAAAGAAAAGGCTGCAAAAAAAGGATACCAGATGTCCCCACCTTTTGGGTATCGTGCTGTTGGAAACGGAGATCCTTATAAAATTGATCCGGATGAAATGAAGGTCGTGGATTTTATCTGTGATGAATTTGATTACCGCAACTCAGATGCCACAAAGATAACAAGAAAGCTAAACGATATGGGAGTCCGCACAAGACGAGGGAACCCTTTCGAATCCCGTAGCGTAGAAAGAATCTTGAAAAATCCATTCTATTATGGTCTTGTCGCGTGGAATGGGATAACATTCATGGGAACGCATGAAGTCCATTACTCAAAAGAACGCTTCGAAGCCCGCATGAAAAAGATACAGACTACATACAAGCCACTGAAACGCCGTGATGTATCCTCATGTAAACATTGGTTATCAGGGATTTTAAAATGTGGATACTGCGGGGCCTCTCTCGCCTACAATGGTGCAAACAGGCACTCACCTGGTTTCCAGTGTTATAAGTACAGTAAAGGAATACATACCGAATCCTGTTCGATATCAGAGAAAAAAGTGATCGCTGCACTGGAAGAGTATTTTGAAAAACTTCTTTCCGGTATGGATTTTGAATACTCCTACCACTCTGCTGAGACCGGTGCGAAGATATCAGAACGTGAATCGCTCCTGTCTGAACTTGATAAAATTTCCAACAGGGAGAAACGGATCCGTCTCGCTTATGAGAATGAAGTAGATACTTTGGAAGAATATAAACGGAACAAAGAGCGTCTGCAAAAAGACAGGGAAGATATTTTGATGCAACTGGAAAATCTCAATAAGAATAATGAAGATACGAAAACAAAATCTGACGTGCTCAAGAACGTGCAAACTGTATATGATGTGATTAAAAATGATGCGATCGACTATGGTACCAAAGGCGTTTTTATGAGAAGTTTGGTGGAAGATATCGTTTATGACAAGAAAAACGGCAAACTGATCTTCCACCTTTATATCTCGTGA